CTCAATGAGCATCACCCGGCTGACCGTGTTCGGGGCGATGGTCAGGGTGCGGGTCGCGGTCAGGGTGGCCGAGGAGGTCACCTTGAAGTACATGGCGCGAGCCGGGTCCGTGGCGCCGTCAGCGACCGTGGTCGTGGCGTCCGCGTCCGAGGCGAAGCAGTCCTGCGTGCCGTAGCCCAGGGCCTCGCCGATCAACTGGAGGTTGGTGTTGGTCGAGGTTCCCCAGGTGCCTGCCTCGTCACCAGTAGCGATCTCTTTCAGGCGAAGATCGTTTACATAGGTTGCCATGTTCTTACCTCGTCATTTGGCCCAGGGCCATTGTACATTTAATCAGGCGACTTCCTGCCAGTTAGGGTTTTGAGCCGTGTTTACCTCTGACCACGCCGCCGTTTGACCACCGCCAGTATCCACCCAGTTTGCGGTCTGAGCATCATCAACCAGCCCCCAGACCTGAACCTTCCCTACCTGAATGCTGAGCTGCTGCCCGATGACAGGGACATCTGCGTTTGCAGCAACAGTGACCGTGCCTTCGGATAGAGTGACCACTTGGCCGGTGGGGAATACGTTTGCAATCCCTGTAACCGTAACCGTGCCTGCAGACGCCGTGATGGCCTCTCCAGTGACCGCTGCGGTTGCCCCTGCCGTTACCGTCACAGAGCCTTGCTGGAGCGCCAGAGCCTCGCCTGTGACCGGCACATTGGCCGCAGCATCGACCGTTACGGTGCCTTCGCTGGCGGTCGCCTCATTGCCGGTGAGCGGGACGTTTGCTTCTGCAACGATAGAGACCGTGCCGCTGGCCGAGGTGATCTCCTCTCCCGTGGGGGAGACCACAGCCTCTGCAACAACGGTGACGGTGCCGACAACACTGGTGACAGCCTGCCCGGTGACCGATACAACGGCCTGGGCATCGACAGTGACCGTGCCTTCATTTGCGGTAATGCCGGGTACGGCAATACCTTCGCCCCAGCCGCCCTGCCCCCAACCATGGGTTGAGCTATCCCAACCCTCAAAGGCAACCGTGGCGTTAGCCATTACGGTTCCTTATGCAATCCGAATGATTGCGTTGGAAGCGTCCGCCGTGGGGAACTGGATGGTGAAGTCGCCAGCGGTCGAGGTCTTGTCCCCGCCGAAATCAAGCACCAGCACTGCCCGATCAGCCGTGCCTGCCGTGGTGGACGAGTTGTAGATCAGCGCGCCCCGGGCCGTGATCGTGGCCGACGAGAACGTGAGATCCGCAAAGTCCGTCAGCGCCGTGGTGCCAGAGGTCGTCGGAGTGACGTTCGTGAGGGCGCCACCGCCTGCGCTGTAGCCCGTACCGGACACCTCGTTGGTCACCGTGTAGGCCGTAGTGGTGGCATCCAGGGTAGCCGAGCTGGTGTACAGCGCGAGCTTGAACGCATTGCCGGTGCCGGTGGTGGTGGTCGTCCCGCCGCCAGAACCGTTCGTGAAATTGTGGATGCCCTGTAAAAGCTCTTGCTTAAACGAGGTGCATACAGCCTGAGTGATAGCCATTACTTTGCCCTCAGTAGGTTTGCCATGTCCTGCTGCCCCGCCTTCTCCAGGGACGCAATCAGGGTTGTTCTATCGCTCTTCACGGCCTCTTTCATGTAGTGCAGGACCACATGGCGGATCGTGTCCTTGAAGGCATTTGCCTGCTCAGCGATAACCGGGTGGCTCTGCTGCCCCACCGAGATGATGGTGTCAGAAGCCCGGTCTGCCCAATGCTCTACCGGGAGACCGTGATTGCTCGTGGTGACGACGTTAACCGTCCCGCTATGTGTTACAGATACATCAAACATTTAGGCCCTCTGCTGCCTTACGGCGCCTGATCGATAACTGTCGGTCGTATTATACCCCTCACCTAGCGACTTGAGCTTGGCAAGGGCGTCCTCATACCGGGCCATGTAAAGCTGAAGCAGATCCGCGTCACCCTTCAGAAAGGTGTAGGCCTCCACAAGGCAGCCGTAAAGCAGGGTGCTTTCCGCATGATCTCCAAGCCAGCTCGTGCCGCTGACCGATACGGTGATCGACTCGGGCTTGTAGAAGTAATGCAGCTCTACGCTGAAGTCTGCATTCGGAGTCGGGCCGACGATGAACGAGTTGTCATCGAAAATCGCGTAATACTTGGGCACCCCGGTGGCCGTTGCATCTGGGTACAGCTCGCGGATGAAGTTCACATCCTTGAACAACAAGAACTCATAGCCGCTGTTGTCCACTGCCAGGGAGTAGGGTGCCAGGAAATCAGAAGGCACCTGCAGGTATGCGTTGCCGGTGGTCATGCTGCCGGTCTTGTTGACGCGGAAGTCGGGCAGTTGAACGCTCTTGAGGATGCGATCCTCTGCCTGCTGGATGATCGTCGGCAGGGTGGCAACGAAGGTGCTTTCGGTGGTCTCCAAGTAATCTTGGATTGCCGTCTTGAGCGTTGTGAATGTCCAGGCCATCAGGAGGTCACCACCGTCACGCGGCCCACCTGGGCCTCAATGTCCAGCCCGACCGTCCTGCTGCCGAGCGCCGTAATCCCGCCGCCAACCGGGTTCCAGGCAAAGAGCCTGCGACTCTCCTCCTGCGACTGATCAGGGCGCGGGTTGCGCAGCGCCTGAGGATCGTTGGTGCGGACCTTCCCGAGCTGAAGCTGCGGCTGATCAGGGTCGAGGACATCCCGCCCCACAAGTAAACCCGTGCGGCGCTGATTCACCACCAGGGGCACGAGATCCTTTTTCGGGTAGCGGAAGCCCGTTAGGTCGCAATAACCAAACGCATACTTGCCAGCGGCGTAACTCAAAATGTGTACCCCCCAGGCGCAACAAATAGGGACGCTTTCTCCCGGGCTGCATCCGAGGCCATCATCCACTGCTCATCGTAGTCAGCCTTGAGCATGGCCGCCCGATCCGTAGCGGAGGCGTACTTCATGCTCAGTTTGTATGCCAGACCGGCCACAAGACACGGAAGGAACCGCGCCGGGATGTCCATGTTATTGGATGCAGGCTTGCCCGTATCTTCGACTCGCTCCATGTAGTAATAGCCGAAAGTATAGGTCTCTTGGCTATCGGGGACGGGCCAGAGCTTGATCGTAATTCCTGACGGGCTGCGCTCAACGTAATACTCCAAGGGCTTTGACTGGGTCAGCTTGTTCGACAAATGTGCATATTGGCTGACTGAGATCCTCGACATACTCTGGTCAAACTGACTGGAAACATTGCCAGAATCTGTACGCAGGTACGCCTCAATAATATCTTGTACCTTGGGATCTAGGGTGTAGCTGTTCGTGCCCGGCGTAAGTACCTGAGATCCTTCCTTTACTGTCCACAAGTTGAGGCCAAGGTTCTGCCACTCAAGCATGAGGAGATCGATGCTTCGCCGGGCCGTGCGGTAGTCGTAGCCGCTCCGAGCCTCCAGACCGGCACGCTCAAACGCTTCCTCGATGGCTTCGCCAAGATCAAGGTTGAACGTATAGGTGCCGCTGGTGGTCATTAGCAAACCCGTCCTTTGGTCTTGCCACGGGTTGCCTTGCCATCAATGGGGCGCTTGCGGGAAGTCATACCGCCGCCAGCCATCATCATGGGCTTTTGGGCAGCTCGACCAGCAAGAAGGTTTTTCTTTGCAGCATCAAGCTCTGCCATCCTTGCTGCCTCTTCTTTTTCTCGATCTCCTGCCCCCGGAATTTTATCTTTCACCATGCCCCGAGTAGTCGGATTAAGAAGCAATGCCTTGCCTAGAAGTGTATCGCCAAGCCCCTTTACCCCGTCCGTAGCCATCGCATAGGCCGGGCTAAACATCTTAAGGGTGCTTTTAAAGTCGTCTTTGTATTTAGCCATTTTTCTTCCTCTTCTTCTTCATGCCTGCCTCGGACATGGCAATGGCAATCGCTTGATCCCGGCTCTTAACCTTTCGGCCTGAGCCACCAGATTTGAGGGTGCCTTCTTTGAACTCTTTCATGACCTTCTTCACCTTGGCCTGCTTCTTGCCTTTGGAGGCCGGGGCGTTCTTGGTCTGCTTGCCTGCTTGCGCTCGTGAGATAGCCATCAGCTCTTCCCAAACTTCTGCTTTTGAGATTTCGGAGGAGACTTCTTAGAGCCTCCCTTACCTGCCCAAAAAACCTTATCTGCCCAATAGGCGGCAGAGGTCTTGCCCTTCTTGATGTTTTTGCCATGGCGCGCCTTGAAGTTCTTCCGTGCTTCCTCGGAGTAATTGTGCCCCATGCTCTGGTCACCGAAGCGGATGATCTTCATCTTGCCATCGTCCCGCACCGCAACCACCCCCTTCTTGCTCGGGTGGTTCGGGGTCCGCTTGGGCTTATTCAGGCCGGTCAGGCCAGCCTTCTTTAATCGATTTTTCTCTGCGTCGGTCAGGCTCATCGTCTATGCCTCGCCGTCTTCTTGGCAATCTTCTCGGGCTGCTTGCTGTGCTGCTTGCCCCTCTTCGTGTCCTCGCGCTTCTTGGCGGAGGTGGCCGCATACTCCTTATCGGACAGGGCTTCCCGGGCCTTCTTGGGCAGGTAGCGCTCTCCGGTGGCCTTCTTGCCCTGGGTGGAGGGTTTGCCAGACTTGGTGCCCCACTCCTCCTTGGTCCATTTCTTCAGGCTCTTCTGCGGCTTTTTGAGCGCCATCAGTCCCGGTAGCCTCCGCCCTGGTCTTTGTATTCCTTGGCGAGCATCTGGGCCTTCCTCGCGCTCCACTGCCCTGGCTTACCGCCCTTGCTCCCGGCTTTGATCTTCTCAAAGATCCGTTTGCGAAGCGCGGGTTTCGTATAGTTCCCCGCCTCGTTGACACGAGACTTGGTCTTCTTGGCGGGGGCTTTTTTCTTTGCGGTCACAACCACTTACTCGTAAAACACATCAGCTTCAGACAAGTTGCTCATGAGAAAATACGTCCCGAGCTTTGTCTGAAAGCCGCTGTTGGGCAGCTCAAAGACGTTGGCAAAAACATCGTTTGCCGAAATGGTTTTACACATCAGCCAGCGCTTTGGCTTTGGCTGCGTGGCTCCGCTGTTTGCGACGTAGTTGCACGCAGGGGTGTTTGTGATCGTATCTTCGTTCAGCATGGTGATCGTGAACGTGTTGGTCGCAGTCACGGTAATGGGGTAGTTGCCGGACGTTGCCGTACCCCCGGTCCCCGTTGCGAAGCAAATCCCAACCACATCCCCGGTGGACAGCCCGTGGTCCGTTTTGGTAACGGTCACCGTCGTTCCAGACTGCGCATACGTCCCGGCCACGGGGGCCGTGTCGGTGTCGTAAATCGTCAGCTTGCCTTCGTTGGCCGTGCCAGTTAACGACACCAGCTTTAGTCTGTTGGGACCAAGCAGTACAAAGCCCGACTCCCGGCGGCTGACCTGCCTGATTTGAGACAAACTATCCATCAACCTGTTCCTCTTCTGATGGGGCTTGATCCAACTGGGCCAAAAGGAAATCCAGCATCCCAATGGCCCCGTTGGCCTCATGGAGCATCTGAACGTATTTGTCCCTCTGCTCCACCGCCTGAGACTTCAGGCGCTCCAATCCTTCTTTGTCCAACATTAGGCAGTGACTTCGCTCGTATAAAGGATCATGTAGTAATCAGTTCCCGCTACCCGAACTTTAAGGGAGCCGCCCACCGTCGCAGGTGCCGTGCTTCCGGTTTGGAACACATGACCCGTCCCGGCAGTCACGCCAGCAAGGTTGAACAGGCGGACGTTGTCGTCAATCGTCGCAACATCTGCGCCTTGGGTAGAGATATGGATGAACGAGGTCAGGGTGCCCGTGTCGGCGCCGGTCGGAGCGTTCAGCTCAATCTCAAGCGGAGCGTAGGTGCCGCCGTCGGTGCCAGCGGACAGGGTCATTTCTGCCACAAAGGCAGAACCCAGGCCGGTGGTTTTGCCGGAGGCGCCGTAAACGGCGATGGCCTTGAGGGCGTTGGAGTAGCTGCCGAGGGCGGCGTCAGCGTTGAGCTGGAAGCGCGCACGGCCAGCCAGACCGCCAGCACCCGTCATGGTGTTTTCCATCACGATGGGTTCGACGTTAGACCCGCC